GATTGACCTTGGCATATGAACGGCTGTCTGTCAGCAGCATGCTCTACTACCCACCGCTGGTCTAATTCAAATGCTGTCTTAAATATTTCTTTATGATCTTCAGTCAGAAAATCTAAGTGTTGTACAGATCCTTCATTCATAATGATGGACTTCCATACATCATCTGCATTGTGCCCAAGCTTAATCAGCACTTCTTCTAGGTACTTATTCTTTACTAGGTGCGATCCAGCCCTCGTACGATGTACGTAAGCATTTGACTTAATAGGTTCAATACTAGGTGAACAACCGCAGATAATAGAACTATTTGCATTAGGAGCAACAGCAAGAAGATGTGCGTTACGATGACCAGTGCCAGCCATATCGGGTGCTTCCCCACGCTCCACTGCAAGAAGTTTAGTCTCATGTACAGCTTCCTCTTTAATATGTTTAAAGATTCCCCTGTTCAATAGTTTGGCTGATACACCACCGAATGCTACGTTATGGCTCTGTAAATAGCCATGGAATCCCATAGCACCCAACCCAAGGGATCTTTCCATTATAGCACTGTATTTAGCACGGCTAATGTCATTGGGTGCATTGTCTATAAATGTTTGTAGTACGTTGTCTAAGAATCTAATAAGATTACGTACCATAGTAGTGTTCTTCCACTCGTCATATGTTTCTAGATTCACAGAAGACAAACAGCACACTGCTGTACGATTCTGATCTGTAGCTAAATGAATTTCATTACAGAGATTACTGCCATGAATCTTAAGGCCAAGCTTCTTCTGTGCCTCAGGCAAACCTCTGTTAGCTGTGTCAATGAAGTTAACATACGGGCTACCCGTACGGAACCTAGCTTCAAGTATCCGTTCCCACAGATCACGTGCCTGCACTACCTCTCGTACTGATCCATCTGCTGGGTCTACAAGCTTCCATTCCTTACCTTCAACCACAGCATTCATAAACTCATCTGTGACATTGACTGCATTGAAAAGATTAAAGCACTTGCGATTGATGTCACCTCCAGTGGGTACTTTGAAGTTGACAAACTCTATAATGTCCGGGTGGCTAACATCTAAGTACGCAGCATAACTACCCTTACGTGTCTTGCCTTGTTTGTACGCAGTCATCTGACTGTCAACAACTTTCATAAACGGGATAGGGCCGGGGGCTTTATCACTCACCCCACGTACGTCAGACCAATGCCCACCAACACCACCGCCTTTAACGGACAGCCATGCTACCTCAGCATTGTGATCAATCAATGACGGAAGATTGTCACCTACATACGTAAGAAAGCAGGAGATAGGCAGTGCCTTAAAAGGTTGACCGGGGTACGGGGCATTGCTAAGCACAGGGCTAGCAAACATAAACCACTGCTTAGATGCATAGATGTAAATCTTCTGTGCTAGGTCACGGCTACCTCCACTGTAAGCAAGTGCAGCACGAGCGAATGCTTGCTGAGGGCTGTGCTCATTAGGCAACATGTAGTAGTCACGTAGCAACTGTTTGGCTTGGTCACTAAGCAACTCATCTTTGCTATAGTCTAGGTGCAAACCAAAGTAATCTGGAGTAGGAATCATTCTAAACCTTCCGTACTAATGCTTGTAATTTTAATTTCGGTAGCACCTAGATCGGTAATGGAATCGTGGATAACATCTTTAATAGTATCTTCTAAATACGGTGCATCAAGATACGCTGTTGGCATTGACTCCGGGTCAAACTCAATTTCAATATCAACTTCAACGATCACAGGTGCTGTCATATTAATCCCAGTTAGTGCCTTTAGTTTGCTCAAGGAGACTAATCATCTTCTCCAAATACCACTTGGCTTTCTGTGCATCCTTAAGTGGTGCACCTTTATGCCATAACCGGATTGTATACTTTAGTACATTCCCATGGCAATAACTAATTGCTTCATACGCACCTAGTGTATCCACTATAACGTCAATGGTTTCATACTTACCATAGTTATAGTGTGCAGGTTTGACTACCTCATCAAACTTCTGCACTGTTTCTTCGTATTTATGCTCTGCTTGATTGAGCCAGCTTTTACTTAGTGCGTCCCAATCAGCAGGGGTAGCATTATCTATACTCATGCGTTGCCCTTTGTAGGTGTCCAATCAGACATTTGAATTATATTTGCATACGTAGGTTCTTCAACACTAAACTCAAATGCACCTTCTTCTTGCAGCTTAGCCAGTGTTTCATTAACTTTGTTAGCAAACTCTTCGTCTTCATTGAGCAAGTGAAAGCATGCAACCAACCCATTGAGCAGGTGCACAAGTTCCTGTGCAGTGTCATCACTGACATTGTCACGTGGCATGATGACTGCCTTGAGATCTACTGTGCCTAACCACTGCTTGTTAGTACCAATGTTAGGGCGAATGACAAGAGCGATATCGTCGTTTTGAATCATGGCTTTTCCTTTGTTAACCAGTCACTGGGAACTTCTTTGTCTGCGTATATAAACCCGTACTTCTCGCACCACATAGCGTATGTAGTCTTAGACTTCTTGCTAAGCCTACGCTTACTATTTTCAAACACAAAGCGGATATCATACCCCGGATGTTGCTTCTTTACAAGCAGATGTTTACGTCTGTCCTCTGCTGTAAACAAACCTTTAATTTCAAGCACGATACCATTGGGTAGTAGAAAATCAGGTGTGTACTTTCTATACCTAAGATCCTCCCATTCAATCTTAAAGCTTTCGTATTTGGCATCGATATTATTCTCTTCAAAGAACTCTTGGAGTTTAATTTCTAAGCCACTACGATAACCTCGTTTAACAGCGGCAGCAAATTGCTTGCCATTAAACATCCTTGCTCACAATCTTTACATAAGAAACCATAGGGGGATTCTCTGCTTTAGATGGAATAGAAGGCATCTCCTGCAGCCCGGGCCAACATGCATACCTGTAACTACACCAAGAGCACTCACGGCTTAGCACAAGGTTTCCTGTGGGCTTCTTGCGGTACGTTTCTTCTTCTGCTTCGTAGCACCTTTCAAACTTATTCTCCGCAAGTCTTGCGGCTAATGCTTTAGTATTCTCCGCAACTTCTTCGGTATCAATCTCATTTGCAGGTACGTATTTAAACTCGCCTGTTGCTTTGTTGATTACCCACCAGCCACCGGGCTTTACACCGGCAGCTTTGGCGTAGCCACCAAGCTGTGCAACGTAGCCAAAGGAATCCTTCTCTGCTAGTGTGGCATAGTCCTTGAACTTATTCTCATAAGACCAAGGGCTAGCAGACTTAACATCATCTACCTTGCCATCCATAATCAGATCAGGTGTGCCTGTGACTACGTGCCCATCACCTAAGTCAAGTACGAAGTGCTCGTTGTCCGAATAAGATACACCGGCTTGTACCAGTAAGCCTTTAAACACGGCTTCGACAATGTCACCTATCATCATATTGATGACAAAGTTTGTAGAGTGGGGTATGGCTTCTTCAGGCTTGTTCTTATCAAACCACAACTGGCAGTATGACCTGCCGATGTTTGACATTCGTAGCCTAAAATCACCAGTACGTTTATCTACAAACTGTTTAGTCAGTGCATTGCGTACGTCCTTAACAATCTGTTCGATGACTTCCTCACTAAGAGTACTGTCATCGAACTTAAGATTGCTAAGGTACTGGTGTACCTTTAACTCGGCTGGATGATTCACGCAGCTTCCTGTACTTCCACATCTACAAATTCATCCACAACCTCGTCGTACTCACTGTCCTTCTTGTTGAATGCTTCGTTAAACGTCTTAACAATGTACTCATTGTAGCTATCAATCCACTGCACAAAGCTAGCAAATGTCTCTTGATCTTTGTCAGTCAAAGACAGTGTGACTGACTGGTCAAGTGAAGCAAGCGGGGTGAAAAACACAGCACCTGTGGGCAACGAATGCTCCTCAGTGCCAAGTGTAATCATGTGCTGCGGCAGGATGCGATTAAGTTTAGCCATCTGTGCAATCGGTGCACCCATAGTCTTGAATGCATCCTTGTTGTCTACTTCCCAAATGAATGGTAGTTCAACAACATCCGCAGCTTCTTCACCTTTGTCATTAAGTACGTTCTTCATGGTGATCTCACCAAACAGAACACGTACTCGCTTGATGGACTTAAGCAAAGTCTTTGTGTCTTCAGGCAGTGCCTTGTAGTCTTCAATCCAACCACCGGGTTTGCCACAGTTAAAGCCACCAGCATTATCACGCAAGTCTTGGTTGAGGTCAGTAGCCATGAGTGTCTTGATGAACATATCCTTCTGCCCATTCATGCCTTTTACATATCGCTTGTACATGAATCGTTGATTGAACAAACGGATCTGTACATCAGTTGAGTACAGTGTGGGTTTGTCTTGCTGTTGTAGGGCGTAACTACCGGCCTCTACCACTTCGACTTTTTTAACTTTACCCTTAACATCTGTCTCCCCCATGACACCGCTGTGACTGATCTTGAGTCGAGCAAGACTACTGGTTTGCTTCTTCTCTTTCTTAACGTCAGCACCCATGCCCATTGCGGCAGCGATTGCAGCATAATTACCCTCACTTGTTAACGTTACTAGTTGATTCATAGTGTTTTCCTTTATCAATGTTTAACTTCGTTTTGCTCTAACCAATTGTCACCGACCTTTGCTTCCAGTGCAAGTGGAACATTAAAGTCGATTGACCACCTACTATTGATCAAATGTACCAGATCATTTTGTACGCTGTCAACAACCTTAATCACCTCGTCCACCTCCTCAGGATGCACGTCAATAACTATGGAGTCGTGCACAGAGTTTACTACACAACTACGGTACGGCTGTAATCTATTATAGATTTCAACCAAAGCCAGTGGCACAATGTCTGCAGTAGCAAAAGATTGTACCGGATAATTCTTTATTTGTGTGAAGTTTGTCACAGTGCCATCACGCTTACGCTTAGTACCGGGGAATGCAAACTCCCTGCCACTGGGTATCTGTATGTACCCGTAGTTAACTGCCTGCTTGGCTAGAACTGTGTGCCACTTGGCTACTCCTTTATATTTTTCCAAGAAGTGGGTGTAGTAAGCAGCTTCTGCTGGGGTTCTTCCGTAGCCTGTGGCTCCGTATAAGGGTGCAAAAGTGTGTGTCTTAGCAACCTGTCTTGATGTCTCCTGTCCTGCCTCCGTAATAACTTTTGCTGTGTAGGAGTGAACATCAAATCCTTCTTGGACTTCCTTAATGGCGATTTCATCTTGAGATAAGTAAGCAGCTACCCTGAATTCCAACTGGGCAAAGTCAGCTTCCATGACCTTGCCACCATCCCATCTTGATACAAACACCCGCTTGACTGGGAACGTCTTTCCACGGGGCATGTTCTGCATGTTAGGATTAGATCCACTGAACCTGCCGGTAGCTGTGATGTGCTGATTTAATCGTACATGCAGCATGCCATCAGGTTTAATATAGTCTGAGATGCCCTCAACAAAGTTAGATAGATAACTATCTAAAGCAGACAGTCTCCTTAGTTTACCTAAGAAAACTTTAGCTTCTTCCATACCCTTATTGGAGGCAACCCGTTCGAGTACCTCCAAGTTCCCTTTAGAAGTTCCGAATCCGTTGGCACTGGCCCACTTACTATTCGGTGGTGAGAACTTAAGACCAGCAACTTCTTTGGTTGGCATGAACACGTAACCTCCATTACAAGCAGTGCAACGGGTAGCGTTTTTAAATAGTCCTCCATCTTTCTTTACCTTTTGGATAGAACCCACCCCGTTACATGCAACACACTTGACTGCTTTGGTTTTGTACATCGTAGTGAAGTGTGTCTTGACTGCATTCTTGAAGTCAGTGTCTGACATGTACGGAGTAATAGCCGTTGCCCATGCATTTTTGTCCTTGGGTTTGCGGCTATACACAACCCATGATAACTGCTCAGGACTATTGATATTAATAGGGGTGTCACCCATCAGGGTACGAACGTAAGCAAATAGGTCACGTTCAAGCTGTGCTTTCTCAGTCTCAAATTCAGTACGAACATGCTCAAGTTGAGCACGATTTACCTTAAATCCATTCTGATAAATACGGGACAGAACGACTGATACCTCGTTAGTCAGAGAGATTGTCGAACGTAGACCCGCATCCTGCACCTCCTGAAGGCGAAGAGATATCGCCTTAAATATTCCCTCGGTCGCACCAAGGTCGTGTCGAAGATACTCCGATAACTCATCGTGAGGGATATCCCTTGTTGAGTATCCTTGCTTGAAATAGTTGGACAGGGTGTCTTGTTTTTTAATTTCACAGTTGTATCTTTCAGCCACAGCACCCAAGTTCAATGGCAAGCTTTGCCCTCTGAGCAGGATGTACTCAGCAAGCATTGTATCAAATACAGGGCCATCGTATTTAAACCCCGACTCCCACAACCACACAAGGTCATGGGTGATGTTGTGCCCAATCAATATGTCTGCAGCATCCAACCATTTCTGCACCCGTTCACGCCCATTCTCAGTGGGTGGCACTTGTGAATGGTCAAAGGTATACACCTCAGATTCCATCAAGTCGTGCACAGGTTTGATACCTACCATGACCAGTGCATTAGTGTGCTCAAAGGGATCTAGGTGCTTGCGTTTATCCTTGTTTGTGACTGTGTTCTCAATGTCGATGACAAGTTCCACTGTGCCAATGTCCTTATGCTTGTGAGGATTCTGCACTAATCTTATTGAACTTACTAATAATCCTTACGATCATGTGTTCTTCTCCTTGAGTTTAGCCTCAATAGCGATATAGCAATCGCCCAAGTCCTCCAACCCAAGTGTTGCAATGTCAAGCTCTCGTCGGGTCAGCCCAACCCATTCACGCTTGTGTTCACGTTTTTCCGTTTCATCGACACGATCTTGGCTCATGTTTACGGCATCGACAGGTGTGCAGTGGTTAGGCTTGCCACCGCAGTAAGACTTAACCGCTGGACCATCCTCATACAAACCCAACTCGTGGTCTATCTCTGCAAGTTTCCTCAGAGCATCTTGCGCTAGTGCTTGGCGTAGTGCTTGGATTGGTTCTCGTGCTTTTTGTTGATATTCATAGTCCATTCATTAACACGGTTTATCCATTCCAAAGCCTCCAACGCCATCTCTGCTGCTTTGCGTAGTTCGTTAGTCATTTCTTCTCCTCATGATTGTTTATTGTTGTTGCGCCCTTTCCAGCAGCGGGCCAGATGCGCTCGGCTTGGTTGATCGTCAAGTCTCTCGGGCCGTCACGCAACATAAAAAGAAGTTGTGGCGTAGTGGCAGTCCACAACTTTGGTTCTGGTTCTGGCCCATCGGGGCATATCGTAAATTTATATGGTAATTCGCTCATTTCTCACCCCTTTCTCGGATTGCAGCAGCAGCCTCTGCTTTCGTGATCCATGCCCCATTGCGCTCCATGTTTTCACAGATCAAGGCACACGCCTCACGCTCATTAGCACGAATCTCCTCAAGTATCTGGTCAGAGTTTGAAGAGATTTCT